TAACCGCCGCCGGGTGGATGGACCTCGAAGAGATGATCAACAAGGTCTCGACGATGGACCAGAAGCAACTCGCCGACCAGCGCGACATGGGCAAAGCCTCGTTCCGGGCGCCCGCCCTTCGGTTCCTGAATGCCTTTAAGAACTTCCATTGCGATCGCACCAATCAGGACTACGGCGACTTCACCCAATGGGGCGACGACTGCATCCTCAACGTCGACTCCTTCTCCGGCTGGTGCACAATCGGCTTCGGTTGCACAGTCGGCTTCAAACCGACGGCGAACCCCGGCGAATGGGGCATCGCACAGAACTTCGTCTACAACATGCTTATGAAGATCAACTCGGATCGCAAGTGCTTCTTCAACATGACCGCCCACATCGAGAAAGAGGTCGACGAGATGTCAGGCGTCAAGAAGGTCATGGTAAGCGCGATCGGAGCGAAGCTGGCGCCGAAGATTCCGAAGTTCTTCGGCGACGTCATCAAGTGCGAGCGCCTCACCATTACCGACGCAAAGGGCCGCCAAAGCGCCGACTTCATCTGGTCTACCCTCGACCCCGGGATGACCCTCAAAAACAGGGCGCTGCCGGTGTCGGCGCGCCTGCCAGCAGACTTTCAACAAATAGTCGACGCATACCAACGCAGGTTGCGCTCGGCGACGCAATCGGGCAACGGAGCAAACCAGCCACCTGCTCCGACGCCGGTAAGCACGCCCACAGCGGTCGTGCCTCCGGCGGCCCCGATGACTCCTCAAACAGGTGGCAAACAGGAGTGGAAGTAATGAACGACTTTGACCCAGACGCTTTTATGAGCCAGACGATCGACGCCCCTCTCGACACCGAGAGGACGCTCATTCCGGCGGGCGAATACCGGATGTCGATCGGCGACTTCACCCGCGACGCATTCGAGACGATCGAATTCGAATACAAGCGCGGCCCGCTGGCCGGCGAGCAGGGGCACTTCACGAAGTTCAACTGCCCCCTCATCATCGACGACGAGGCCGTCAAGAAGGTCACCGGGCTCGACCAGCCTCGGGTGATCTTTAGCTGCAATCTCGACCTCGACGAGAACGGCCAGCTCGCCTGGGGGCCGAATAAGAACATCGACCTCGGCAAGCTCCGCCACGCAACCGGGCAAAACAACCCCGGCCCATGGAGCGCCTCGCAGCTGCGCGGGGCGGGTCCCTTTATGGGCAAGATCGCCCATCGCGAGGGCAAGCGCAAGGACGGAACTCTCTTTAAGCTGGCCGAAGTCGTTCGCTTCGCCCCCATTCGGTAACTCCCTAGGGGCCTCCCCCTAAGGAGTAACTTGGGGCCGAACTAGGGGGACCGTTAGCCCTTGGTTCGGCCTCCTTTTCGCCCTCAATAGGAACCCCCTACCATGACGACCCTCGAACAGATCGAACTCGTCATCCTTCGAGCCCGTACTCGACTTCGCTCTTCTGGCAACACCGTCGGGGACGAGATAATAGCCGCCCTCGCAAAGGAGCTTCGTGAGATGATTGTCGACCTCGAAAAGCGCCAGGAGCGCCCCCGACAGGAGCGCCCCCGATGAAGATCATTTCTCTCTCCGACGTCGTTGTCGAGCGCCGCCAACGCCGCGAAATCGACCCTAAGGGACTGGCCGAACTCCAGCAAAGCATCTTGACGGTCGGCCTCTTACATCCCCCAGTGATGTGGCAGCGGCCCGATGGCAAATGGCTCCTCTCGGTGGGGGAGCGCCGCCTCCGCGCCATTCAAGCCCTCACTATGACAAGCAAGTCTTTCCGCCACTCAGACTTGGAGATAGCCAACGGCTTTATCCCTATAACGCCGCTGGGCGAATATCTCGACGAGATTGGGCGCTTCGAGGCCGAGTTCGACGAGAACATCCAACGCGCCGAGCTGCCCTGGCAGGACCGCGTCCAGGCGCTCGCCGACCTGCATAAGATGCGCCTCACCTCTAACCCACAGCAGACCTTATCGGAGACGGGGGCCGAAGTCGTAAAGCGATCCGCAACTCTAAATAACGTAGCGGCCGCCCGGATCGCCGTTAGCGACGCAATGACAATCGCAAAGCACCTCGACGACCCCGCCATCGCCGCGGCCCGCAACCAAAACGAAGCTCTCAGCCTTATCCTCAAAAAGGAAGAGGAGGCTCTCAACACCGAACTCATCAAGCGCCAACTCAAGAAGATGTCCAACGCACCCACCCTGGAGATACGCCATGCCGACCTCACCCAGCTGTTGCCGACGCTTGCGACGGAGCCTTTTGACCTCATCCTCTGCGATCCCCCATATGGCATCACTGCGGGCTCAGCGGGCTTCCGCAACCGGACGGTCCACCACCACAACTATGCCGATACAGCTGACGTGGCGCGAGAAATCGCCCGCAGCATCCTCGCTGAAGGCTTTCGCCTAACGCGGCCGCGAGCGAACATCTTCATGTTCGGCGCCATCGAGTACTTCGATTGGTGGAAGCAATTCGCCGCCAACCTCGGTTGGACGCCCTTCAATAGGCCTCTGATCTGGCAGAAGAGCGAGTCCGAAGGTCTCGCCCCTTGGGGCAGTTCGGGACCACGCATCACCACCGAGTTCATCTTCTTCGCCACGAAGGGCCAAAAGGGCCTCTGCGCGTCGCCGGTCGACGTCTTCCGCGTCAAACGAGTCCCGCGCCATGAACGCATCCACGCCGCCGAAAAGCCAGTCGAACTGCTTCGTGCTCTTATCGAATGCGCAACCGTACCTGGTGAGCGGATACTCGATCCATGCTGTGGAAGTGGCTCCACTCTGGTCGCTTGCAAAGAGTCAAAGCGAATTGGCTTTGGCATCGAAAAGGACCTAACCTACTACAACACCGCAATGGCGAACGTCTTCGGAGACCTTCATCTCGATGTCTAGCAACGATCTCTGGTTCGGCACCCGCGGTCCGCCCGACGCCCCCATCGTCCTCGTCGGCGAAGCTTGGGGCGCTGAGGAATCACGCCTCCAGAAGCCCTTCGTTGGCGAAGCCGGCAAGGAGTTGGATCGCATCTTAGCGTTGGCAGGAGTCTCGCATGAAAAAGTCCTCTTCACCAACCTCATCCCTGAGCAGCCCCGATCTAATGAGATGTGGCGCTTCTTCGTGCCAAAAGCTACTCACGGAACTGCGCCACGAATTGGCGGACTTGCACCAACAAGTGCTCTATCTTCAGCGATCAGTAGATGCTATCGACAGATCGTCGATTCACCAAGGAAACTTATTATCGCAGCAGGCAACTACCCTCTCTGGGCTCTATCTAGAGTTACAGGTTCAAAAGTGCAGACCCAGTCCAATAACCGCCTGGTTCCGCCGGACCTTCAGACCTGGGCACCCTCGGGGATAATCGACCATCGAGGCTCGATGTACTTCGCCCAACCAGCGCCCGAACTGTGGCAACAAGGAGGCTTTACCAATGTGCCCCTCTTACCTATTGTGCATCCAGCCGCCATATTGCGTGCTTGGTATCTTCGGGACCCCACCATCCACGACCTTAGAACTCGTGTCCCTCTCGCGATGCGGGGCGACTGGCGCCCTAGTCCAGACTACGAGTTCTTGGCCCCTCCTGAGCTATTCCAAGTCTTTGACACCCTCCAGCAATGGCTAAACGAGGCTCAAAAGGGCGGAATCCGCCTCGCAGTCGACATCGAGACCGCCCGCGGCCTCATCACTTGCCTCGGCATCGCTGACTCCGATCGGACGGCGATGTCGATCCCCTTCATAAAGCGCACCGGCCCTGAGAAGGGCGCCTTCGACTCTTGGTGGCACCCTGTTGCCGAGGCGCGCATCATCGCCCTCTTGCGGGCGCTCCTAACACACCCCTCGGTGGTGGTGTTCGGTCAGAACTTCATCTACGACACTCAGTACATTCAGCGTTGGTTCGGCTGCACCCCCCACCTCTCGCATGACACAATGTTGCACCAGAATGTCTGCTTCCCTGGCACCCCCAAGGCACTTGAGTACCTCAGTTCGCTCTACTGCCACTACCACTGGTATTGGAAAGAAGACCACAAAGAGTGGGACCTCTCTGGCACCATCGAAGACCTTCTACGTTACAATTGCCTCGACTGCGTCCGCACGTGGGAGATCGCAGTCAACCAGCAACTCGTTACGGTGGCCCTTGGCATGGAGGCTCAGTTCCGCTTGAAGATGGACACCAATGCGCTCTGCCTTCGAATGATGAACCGGGGCATCCTCTTCGACGGCAAGCGCCGCGGCGAGCTGCTCTACGAACTCCAGGAAGTCCTCCAACAGCTCTACCGAGAGCTACTGGAGATAATCCCTCAGGAGTGGATCGGCCCTCCGGGCAAGCGCACCCGCGATAAGACG